AAATGATTATCCGTGATATATACCTAGATGCTTCCCAGATTTAGAATAATGTCCCATTTCTTTAATATTATTTGGTCCTTTATAAGAACCGAGACGGGTTTGTTTCCCTCTCTCGTAATCTGAATATACTTCTGAGAGCTTACTACCGATATTAGCAGCACTACTAACAAAATCCATATGTAATATCTAATATATAATTATATTATTTTTTAAAATATAATGAAATAAGATAATAAGAAATATCATTTAATAAATTATATATTTTCTCAATCCAATTAGTATTATTATAAGTTACTAATTGAAAATGTAAATATGAAATAGGACAATCAGTTATATATTCTAAATATTCATTTCTAATTGAAAAATTAATTGATTTAATATTCTTATTTGCTAATTCTATTTCTCTATTTTGAATATTAGTATAATTAATTGTAGTAAATAATGGTTGGTCCCTATTAATCCAACATACAATATCCCCAATACCAGCATTAGCAGAATATCTTGCTTCTAAATTATATTGTACATTTGTATCATATACTAAATCAGTAGTTAATACTATTTTACTATATGGTAACATATTAACAAATGTTTCTGAATAATACTCATTGGGATATATAAGTTCATATGAAGTTTTGGTGAAACCAAATAAAGAAGCACAATTTAAAGGGAAAATATATAATTGACCAGCAGTAATACCATCACTAGTAACTAACCAATATTTATTTGTAATTTTATTATAATTAAAAGCAATTGGTAAATTTAAAGCTACTAGATAATCATTAATTTTATCTCGTAATGAAGCCGGAGTGTATGATCCATCTGGTATAGTAATAAAATAATCTATATTTAAATATGTAACTTTAAATTTATTATTTAAATGAAAGTTTGATACATTTAACATTGAATTCATAATTGAAAAATCAATTAATTTAAATTTAATTTTATCAGTGTTTTTAATATCAATATTAACATCTAAAGGTATATTAAAATTATAATTTTGTTCGTAGCTTTTTTTAAAAATAGATGAATAATAAAAGTCTTGTGTTAAAGTCATTCTATTTTAATATAATTTTATTTATTTATACTGCGATACTGTATTATCAGCAATTAAATCTGAATCTTCAAATAATAGTCCTATAATAAAGTGTCCAACTCCCTGAGCAGAAATAGTAAAACCAGTATCACGTGATGTAAAAGAATCATTAATTTTAATTGTTATATTATTAATTAATTGAGGAGTTAAGGCTAATGAATAATAACTATTATTTAAAAAACCATTAACACCACCATGACTTACATATAACATAGGGAAACCTTCTTTATCTGAACAATAAGTTGAATCAGCATCATACATAAGATTTTTTAATTTAATATAACATGATTTTGTAGTATGCTCATTGGCAACAAATGAGATAACTTTTAAATTAGTTCTATTATATAATTGAAATGGTGGAATATCGAATGAAAATTCATAATAAGTAGTATTATTATTAACAGTAGAAGTAGCATAAGCACTACTTAACCAAATAATACGACTTTTTTTATATTGAAATGATGGTTTTTCAGCGTTATAATTATTATAAGGATTCTTATCCTGAATATTATAAGGTAAAGGATTATAAGTATATTTAGTATCTACTGTAGTCATTATGCTTCTAATATTACTTTATCTTTTTTTTCATCACATGTTATTTCTAATTTAGAAGGAAAATATATAGGATTATTATCTTTATCATATAAATACGAATCTTCAGGTTCTTTACATTCAATTACTTTAGATTCTAATTTATAACTTTCTTTAACTTTTAATAATTCTTCATCTGTAAATGGACATTCCATTCCTTTTTTAGCACGAAGATATCCAATAATACTTATATGAATTATATAAGGATTGTCTTTAGCGACTTCTGGATGTATTAGTTTTGCTTGAGCTGATAATGTATCATATTCTAGCTTTTCTTCTTCTGTGAAATCATCAGGATATGGAATTTCTTTTAATACATTACTTTTAATCATTATCTATCTTATATTAATTATAATAGAAAAAAAAATGAAAATTTAATTTATAAGTAATTCTTTATCCCAATTTCTAAATAATTTAGTGCCAGAACTACTCATACTATTATTAATAATTATTAAAGCATCATTTTTTTCTTTTGTAGCCCATTCATAAGCTTCTATAAAATCATCTTTTTTAATAAAACCTGAAATATCATCATATATTTTATTTAATATTTGGTCATATGAAGATGATTTAAATATAGCATATATATCAATATTAGTTCTAATAACAGTAGGGATAGCTTTAAAACTTTGTGTAGTGAAGATGAGGTTAGTTTTTAAATGTCTATGTTTTATTGTTAGATTTGATATAAGTGATTTTGCCTTTTTACTAAAAGCACCACTCCCAATTAAATCATCAAATATTAAAAAATTAACTTTTGGTTTTATATTATTAAATATTTCTTCTGGCTCACTATATTCATATTCTTCTAATATTACTAATTCATCATCATTTAATTTTTTAATATTTTTATTTTTTTTAAATTTATTAAATATTTTTTTATAATTAATATATTCATTAAACTCATCATCTTTTTGTTTAATATCATCTAATATTGATAATAATAATTCATCTGAATATTCTAAATGTACATCATTATCAAAATCAATACTTTTAACAGTTTTATATATCTCATTCGCACCAGATGCTGCTGTTGGACAAATTAATATTGTTCGCATATGATATTCAATTCCATCATCATCTTTTATTTTAGATTGTTCATATAATCGTAGTAATTCACATAATTTATAACTTTTACCTGTGCCTTTGCTTCCAATATATAATGATGTATTAAATAATAATGGTAATGATTTATTTGTAGATTGAGGCACATTCTTTTTTTTAATATTAATTTTTTCAATATTAATATCTTTAATATTTCTTTCAGTTATCATATTCTACTAATAATTATCATGAAAATAATTCAGCAGCCAATCTCTGTTGATTCATTTGATATAATTTATTTTTCATTTCTTCACGACTAAATTTAACATTATTTTTCACCTTTGGTATTCTAACTATTTCTTCTTGTATTTCTTCATCAGTTCCTGATTCTTCAATTTCTATTACTCTTTTAACAATCTTCTTACGTCGTGTGCCAGGTATTTTAACAACTTCTTCAACAATTTCAGGTGGTTGTTCACTATTTTGTCTTTCTAATGTTTTAACTTCAACTGTTTTTTTAGCTTTAGCTTTAGTTTTTTTAACTGGTGCGCTTGCGCTCGCTCTTTGAGCATCAATTAGTTCTGCTACTTCTACTGGTTCAACTATTGGCTCAGGAGTATTAATTTCTTTAGCAGCTTCTTTTTTTGCTGCTTTTGCGGCTCTAGCTTTAGCTAGTAATTCAGCCCGATTAATTTTAGGTTTATCTGTATTCATTAATGTCTATAAATAAATAATAGAAAAAAAAATTATATATTTAATAATATCCCGCAACTTTTAAAGGATTCGCAGTTTTAACATCAGCATAATCTTTTTTAGCATTATATTTTAATGTATTTAAAATTTGTAATCTACGTCCATCATAATTTTCATCTAATGGTCTAGCGTGAAATTTAAAAGGGTCTTCAAACTTCTGTTGTCCAACCCGTGCGTAATTACGACTTAAATTTTCTGTTTGTTGAAATTGTGGTATATTTTGATATGTATTAACTACTGATGGTATTCTAGTATTTTCAGCAGTATTTTCACTTTTAACATTTCTATTTAATTCATTATAAAAAAAAGGAGCACGTCTATTTAAAACTTCCATTATTCTACTTCTACTTTAATATGAGATAAATTCTTTTCATGTTTTTTAGATTTGTTATGAGTAGATATATGTTTTCTAGGTACATCTACATTACAACATTCACATCTAATTCTTTCATTTGCTTTTCTATAAATTTCTTCTTTATTTTGCTCAAAATATTCTTTTTTTTTTTCATAAACTTTTGCTTTATTTTTTTCAACATATTCTTTTTTTTTTAAAGCAATCTCTTCTTTATGTTCTTCATAATATTTTTTCATTCTTTCTTTTCTTTTTTCATCTGCGTCTTTATTTTTAATATTTAAAGTTGGTTTTAATTGTTCTATCCAATATCTTAATCTTGATTCACATTCATTAATATTTCCACATGGATATTCTTCAATCATGATAACTTTCCAATTATCCCAATCACCATTTTCTCTAATAGTTTCATAAAGTATATCATTATAATTTTTATGTTCAAAATTATTATAAATACATTTATGATATGATTTTCTTCTAACTAATTCAGTTGTAAAATTAATATATATATCTGTGACATTAGTATCATTACAACATATCTTATACATAATAATTTTACTATAATCTATTGGAGTTCTTGGCATCTATTGATATCTTATAATATTTTATAATTTTTAAATCATTTTTTATTTTTTTTTGTTAAATAATTATATTTTTTAATAGACTGAAATGTTGCGGCCAGATTGAATATTAAGGACTTTAGATAATCTCGCATACATTATTGGGATACATGTTTGAGAATTGGAGCCTCCATTGAAATTAGCATCCCATGAGATAGTTAGAGTGCTTCCCAGTGAATTTAAACCTGAAATCCAGAAATCTTTAGTATCTTGTATGGTAAGGTCTTCAATATGAGCAAAATAATATTTACAAAAATGGACTAGTGAAAATATACAGGCATTTATTCCATTTGTTCCTAAATCTACGTGATTATAACCTAATGCCTTAAGAGTATCAATATATATTTCTTTGGGAGAGAGAAAGCCATAATTGATAGGTCTATTATTAATAGATATTCGGCTTTCTTTAATTGCTTGACCATTACGAATAAAGTAATAAGAATTCATAAAACCATCACCTAATTTTTCAGTTCGAATTGTACCAGTATTATCTATTTTTCCTAATGGATCAGCAACAATTTGAGACATATTGAAAACAGTAGCACCTGCGTCATTACTACCATATACGACCATTGGTTTCCATGTAGAATTTTGGTCAGTCTTACACATAGTACATATAATCTGATCTAATGAATTAGCAGATACGTTCCAATTGACACTAATACCAGAACTTTTAGTAGCAGATGCGAAACGAGCATTTAAATATGAATAGAAACCAACATTTAAACCTGATGATGTTAGTTTAGATGCTTTTAATTTATAATATTCATCACTGGCAAATGAAATTACATCAACAGTAGCGTATACGTTATCTAATGTGAATGAAGCACCAGCTAGAGTTTGTGCTGTAGCATTAATTGTTGATGGGAGCACATATTGCGAAGCAAATTGAAATTGAATAAAAACATCACCTAGGTCTGAAGTGTCTAAAATTTGCGGTTGGCAACTTCCCAAAAAGCCTAAGAAATGAGTAATTGCGCCTTCTGCTTTATTTGGAGCAGTTTGACCAGTTTTACACCAATTGTCACCAGTGAATGAGACATCAGCAGAAGATGTTGGGTCAGCACTTACATATCTAAGTGATGGGTCAAACCATTCGCATACATTTCGTTTTGAAAATTGGTCAAATGAAGAACCTTCTAGGTCCATTAGGGTATTATATAGGAAATTATAACTTGGGAGGATGTCAACTGTATTTCCGTTAATAATAATAGAAATACGTTCTAGAAGAGAAGAAGCGTATCGTGGATGAATAAAAGTTCCAGTAGTTCCCGATGTAGTAAATTGATAAAATAAATTAAATGTTCTTAAATCTACTAATGATGAATTGGGAAGCTTTACGGTAATTATGTCATTCGGAGTAATACCAGTAGTGCGGTCTGGTGTCATTTTAACACCAACACGGGACATATTACCAACTAGTGATTTAATACGATAACTTAATGAAGTGGGAAAAGAACTTGTAATATCAGCCATCTGTTTATCTAATTAAAACATAAGAAAAAAATAAATTAAATTGGTCTTTCTGGCAAGTTTGGAAATTGAAAATTAATTACTTCATTTTTTTGAAAATAATCTCGCAACTCTTGCCGATAAACTTTCATCTTTTCTAAATTCTCGGGAGTAATAGGATAATCAACAATCATATATTTATCACTTTCAAATAAAAGATTATTTCGCTTATGTCTTAATTCATTTAAAAAAGGGTTAGTTGATAACATTTCTATTAGATAATAATAAATTAATTTGTTCTTGTTGTCGTTCAATTATTTCATACAATTCTTGTATTGCTTTAGTATTTAAAGCGATAAAAGAATTATAATCCAGACTTTTAGCGTCTTCTACTTTTTTACCATATATTAAAAATTCATCATCATTAAATTTATTAATCTCGCAATCTACTTTAAATTCTGTTGGTGATATTATCTCCGTTACTTTTCCATAACGACGTTTATAACGATTATGATAAGGCGTAGAATCTAAAATAAATTCTTGATTTTCTTTATTATTATTATCA